ATCCAACTGCGCACTGATCCCGACATGTAGATTTTTGTGGGCGTGGCGAGGGGAAGCACCATGCGGGCACACTCCTTGGCGATTCCTAGATCAAGCATCTGCTTGTAGATATCCATAGCAGATTCAAAGTGTCGTTGTACAACGATCTCTAGTTCTTGCTTGGTGAAAGCATCAACATCATCGATACTGTTCTGACGGTTCTTAGTATCCTGCCGTCGAATATCAAAGAGAGGAATACGATCTGCCAACATAGAACTGTCAGCATACCGTTGGGAAAACTCTTGATATGTGAAGCTACGGTGACGCAGGATTTGAGCTGCTATTGCCCTGGTGGTAGAGATCTCCAGGGTCATGAACGCTTGCTCAAAGACAGACCAGTGGTTGTGCTTGATACAATAACTAAGGAGTCCCGCTACCTTCGGGTTCTCCTGGTTGTTCGGGTTCGATACTCTCGCTACGTACCCCATTGTCTTCTCCGCTTCGGGAGTCACTGAGATCAGTCTTACTGGTGAATCTGTCATCAACGTATCCGAATCCATAAAGTGAACGTTCTTTGGCATGTACTAGTTTACGAAGTTGTTTTGCCTGATACAACTCCTTCTTGATTTTAGCATACTCTTCAGCATCATACAAGTGACCTTGCTTAACAGCGTTCTTTAGCCACTTAATGTATTGCTTGAGTGATTGTGGTTGATTAGTCTGGGTATCCATCATCGTCTCCTTCATCGTAATTAAATCCGAATCTACTGGCGTCTTGCTGTAGTTCCAACTTGGGTCGGTAAGCTTCTGTATCTGAATAAACTTCCGACTTCAAACTGTCAACTAATAGCTCCAGGTTCTTAACGATCAACTTGAGTTTTTGTCTGTCCATATATGTGTACAGTTTTACAGATTATACACAAAAAAAGAGAGGGCGTCAACCCTCTCTTTCAATCTTCCAGTTTTTAGTGCCTCGGGATTTTAAATTTATCCACTTGGCATAATGTACACCACGATAAGTTAAAAATCCAAAGACTCTATCTGGATCGTGTTTGTTTGGATCAAATTCTGGAAGGTCATATTCAAACCTGACCTTCAGCATTTACCTACCCCCTATTTAAGAGGAGTAGTTCTCCATAGATCATACCGATGAAAGCCACACAACCTAGGGACGTGAGTCCAACTACTTGTAGTGCTAACATGACGATCACTTATTGTAGGTATGTCCACGATAGCAGAAAGTACCATGTACTTCCTCGCCTGTCTGCTGGCACTCATAACGTACACCACGATAAGAGGTGTGAGTGATCTGAGCATCATGAACAGCAGCAGCGCGCTTGATCTGGTTACGGATGATGTTTAAGGTGTTCATTGTAGGTCTCCTAAAGGATGGGATTTATAGCCCCGTTCCTTCAGTCGTTTGCGCCCCAATAGCATTCTGGTACTGATTCCTTTACGGTCTCAACCAGTTCGATTTTAACATCTGCTTCCAGATACTCATGCTTCTGAATCCGTAGGATTACAGCATCGGCATCTGGACATGCCATTGATGAATACAGTAGTAATTCAAACATGGGGTGAACGCTCCGTTCCGCGACTTACTTGCGTCCTATGTATACAACCCGTTACACTGACCTTCCACCTTTGTCTTGAGATACCCAATTAGATTCATCTTAGATCGGAGATCAAGATGTGGATCTGCTTGGATCTCCACACGACGTTGGAGGAACCTTTCACACGACATATGCCACCCGTAGGGGTTGCCGTCATCATGATGGGCAAGGGTCAATGCCAGCAGGATGCTGAGCATAGGATGAACGACTGGTAGTATTCTACCTTAATATATAGAAATTGTCAATTGTATTATTCGATACAATTTATAATCTCTTAACATGTGTCACTCTAGGGTCGGAACACCCCAGAGAGTTTATTATATAGTCACATGCCAAGCGTGGTCGTCCTGTTGTGCCACATGTATAAACGTCCACAGCACATGACCCTTGCTCTGGCCAAGTGTGAATGCTTATGTGACTCTCAGCAAGCAATGCTACTGCTGTAATACCTTGTGGTTCAAACTTATGTGTAATTAAATTGAGCAGGGTCATCTTACCTTCGACGACTGCCTGCTCAAACATTTCTACTATAAATTTTTCGTTGTTTAACTTTTCTACGTCACACTCATATAAGTTTAATAAAAAGTGGTCTCCCATTACAACAACCAGAAGGTATCGTTCTTATTGAGAGCACACTTTCTAACCTTACAGTCAAAACCATGTTCGTAGAACCACTTACAATCTGCCCAGGCATCTTGTAGAGAATCAAAGAAGAAAACTTCTGAGTATTTCTTTGCTTGAATTACAATACCATTGGAGTTGATACGACGCATCACCATTGGTTTTGTGGGTTCATTGATAGGCCAGTATTGAATACAAAAAGTATTAGATACGCTACTTGGTTGTCCTGTAATGCTCATTTTTTTGGTGGGGTCCAGAGTTTAGGATTGGCACGACCTTCGGTCTGTCTCATACCGATAAAGTCCTTTCGATATTTATCCCAGTAGTCATCAAAAATGTCTACTTGCTTGGAAGCAGTGACGATATCGAAGTGAGTCATACCATCTTGTAGATATTCTACAATGAAGGCAGTGTAGGGTAGAGAACGATCTTCTCCTAGAGATGGATCACAGTCACTATGAATAATCTTACATCCTTTTCCCATCAGGAACGCCCTCCCCACTGGATGGTGGGGAAAGCACCCTCTACACACGCCTTAGTAATCTTATACTTCTTCTGAAGTTTCTTATCCTTAGCAAGAATAAGTACCTGAGCTTCAGTCTCTTGTAGTCCCTCTAGCATCTGAATGAACAGAGACTCCCGCTTGGATTGTTGGAGAGAGTTGGACCCACCTTTAAAGAACAAGTATAGCTTACGATACTCATGCTCTAGCACAGTGTGCTCAGTGCCAGCAGGGGCATCGTTGGGGGTGTAGGGAACATCACCAGGAGGGAGCAGAGAGACTACACTCTCATCATAGTTAACAATCAATAGAGACCTGAGAGCAGGGGTGTTGTGCTCTTGTAGTAGTTTGATTTTTTGTGCTTTCGTCTTAGCATTGCTCACTTTCTGGAGCACTTCAGAAATTAACAGTTTCATTTTGTAAAAGTAGTGGGTGTACGAAAGAAATATTTTTCCATTAGAGTGTTCAACTTATGTTTATGAAAATACTCCAAGGGTGGTTGCTTCTCATTATTATTTAGAGACTCATAGAGATCCATGATCTTATCTTCAATCTCTTCAGGCACACAATCAAAGTCAATCAGTTGTTTGTTTCTTTGATAGTTAGACAGTGCTTCCTCTGTCTTACAGAACTGACCAGGACCTTCCTTTACCCACTTAGCAAGATTCTTTTGACTAATAGGTTTCTGTCTTACGCCAACAACAAAGGTGTCATCAGGTGAAAGATAATTAGGAATGCCATCAGACTTATCACCCTTAATAATATGCTCCTTAACATAGGTGTAAGGGTCATCATGGGTTACCTCCTTCTTCATGATTGGGTTGAATTGCTTCACACCAGGGTACTTCTGAAGTTGGATAAAGTCTTTGTCTCCTGAGAGAATCAGAACTTTCTGAGTGCCTTTGTTCTTACAAAGAGTAGAGATCACATCGTCTGCTTCTGCTCCGTGTACCTCTAATACTTTAAAGTGAAAGTGATCCCTGATTTCATCACGGATCTTATTCAAGACTTCAAAGATGCTAGACCAGTTGTGACTAGACTTCTCTCTGTCTTTCTTTCGATTTTGTTTGTAGTAGGGGAAGACTTCTTTCCTCCAGTAATGCTTACTGTCGTATGCTAGGACAACCTCGCCATACTCTTCCCCGTACTGTTGTTCATAAGAAAACAATGAAGACAAGACCATGTGTCGTGCCAAGTCTACATTAAGATCTTGATGTTTCAACTGGACCATCAGATTACTAATCATAATCTGATTCATGTCAATAATAATCATCATCCTCCTCTTCGTTGATGAATTTCACAGAATAAAGTTCTTCATTAATAACCATACCGTCTTCGTCATACATTTCAGGATGGAGCACGTCGTCTTTCGCTAGTACATTATACAGGAAATCGTTTGCTGTCCACCCAATAGTTACACCAACAACAAAAAACAATGCTGTGATCAACGTAGAGAAGACCAAAATTACGGGGGTTGCCATAGTAATACTCCTTAGTTACTATCTTCCTCCCAAGTAAATTCAAGCTTGAAGTTAAATTTCTTCTTTAGGAGGTGTACTTTATGATTGAATCTAAAACCCTTTGGATCGGGTTCGGGCTCTTTTTTCTCCCTCCTGAGCATTAGCTCCACACCTTTATTTATCTTCAATTGCTGACTCATTTTTTCTTAGATGAAGAAATCATTCCACGTTCAACAAAGTATCGAACTGCTTCTGTGAGATCACCAATTGGTTTCTCGTCAATAACTAGTCGAGGAAAACTAGTATGGTCTGGGAAGTAAGATTGGAACTCTTCCATAGTGAGAGTTCTGCCAAGACGATACTCTTTGTACTCAAGTCCTACACGTTCCATGAGTTCTTTCATCTTGGTACAGTATCCACAACCATTTGTGGTAAAGATTTTGATGTCCATTGTAAGGCAGCATTTGCTTTATCACTGTACCACACCACTCAATCGATGTCAAGATTGAATGAGATAGAGATTCGATCTCCATCGCTTTCATTCTCAGAAACATCATGTGGAATGAAAGCAGGGAACAATAGACATTCTCCTTCTGTTGGTTTTACCTTGGCAACACTAGAAGAAAGACAATAACTATTCATCTCATTTGGATTTCTAAAGAAAAAATCTCCAGAGTCTTCAGGAAAATCAATCCAGATCACTCCAGAAAGTAATGCTCCTGGATGAACATGAGTTTTATTGTAAGCACCAGGAGGGTTTACATTAATCCAAAGGTTGAGAAGTTTTATACCATACCCTTGACGAATCATCTCGCCAAGTTCAATGCCAGTAGAATATTCTTTTGTTGTTTCAGTGATCAGTCTCCACAAGTCTTCCCAAAAAGGATTGAAAGATTCTTCTTCCATATAAAATCCACTTTCACTTTGCCACCCATGCTGGTTGCTCAGTTTTACACCTTCATTCCTATCTTTATACTTGTAGATCCATTCCACAAGATCATCTTTGTAAGTGCTGAACTCGGGGTCCGCTTTCTTAACAACCTTTACAGCAAATATGTCCATAAAAAAAAGGGGTCCGAAGACCCCAGTATATCACAGAGCGTTGCCCCTAGGCAACACCTCTTCAGGAAAAATAAATTGTTCGTGTGGTTGGTCAACGGGTGCCATCCAAGCACGAAGACCTTCGTTCAGAAGGATATTCTTTGTATAGAACGTCTCAAACTCTGGATCTTCTGCCGCCCTGATTTCTTGAGATACAAAATCGTAAGCACGAAGATTGAGAGCAAGACCAATGATTCCAATAGAAGAGGTCCAAAGACCCATAACAGGTACAAACAGCATAAAGAAATGAAGCCAGCGTTTATTGCTAAAAGCAATTCCAAATATCTGGGACCAGTAACGGTTAGCAGTAACCATCGAATAGGTTTCTTCTTCTTGAGTAGGCTCGAACGCCTTGAATGTGTTTGAGGTTTCACCATCTTGATAAAGTGTGTTTTCTACAGTGACTCCATGGATTGCTGACAGGAGTGCTCCTCCCAGTATACCAGCAACTCCCATCATATGGAAGGGATTCAGGGTCCAATTGTGAAATCCTTGTAGGAAGAGTAGGAATCTGAAGATTGCTGAGACACCGAAGGATGGAGCAAAGAACCAACTGCTTTGCCCCAGAGGATAGATGAGGAAAACAGAGACAAAGACAGCAATGGGACCAGAAAAAGCGATGGCATTGTAAGGACGGATTCCAACTAGACGACTAATCTCAAACTGCCTGAGCATGAACCCGATTAGGGCGAAGGCACCGTGGAGCGCCACAAAATTCCAGAGTCCCCCAAGCTGGACCCAGCGGACGAAACTCCCCTGAGACTCAGGACCCCAAAGTAGAAGAAGAGAATGACCCATAGCGTCAGCAGGAGTTGACACAGCTGCCGTGAGGAAATTAGCACCCTCAAGATAAGAAGACGCCAATCCGTGGGTATACCAGCTTGTAACAAACGTCGTGCCAGTAAGCCAGCCACCAATTGCCAGATAAGCAGTGGGAAGAAGTAGTAGTCCAGACCAACCCACAAAGATAAAGCGATCTCGTTTAAGCCAGTCATCGAGGACATCGAACCACCCCCTGGTTGGTTGTTGTAGTGTTGATGCTACCATTGTTTTTATCCTTTTTAAAATCTTTTAACCAGTATAACTGAGGCCATGTGTCCATGATAATTTCTCGAAGTTTATACGGTGTGTTTTCGTTAATCATTTTAGAAAAGAAAAGGGACCCGAAGGTCCCTATTTATTTCTATGTCAGTTGTATCAACCGATGCTAGGAGCAGTAAGTGCCACAGGAGTGGACTCAGCAGCAGCAAGGTCGAGGGGGAAGTTGTGAGCATTACGCTCGTGCATAACCTCCATGCCAAGACCAGCACGGTTGAGGACATCTGCCCAGGTGTTCAGAATATGACCCTGGTTGTCCTGGATGGACTGGTTGAAGTTGAAACCGTTGAGGTTGAATGCCATGGTGCTAACACCAAGAGCAGTGAACCAGATACCAACGACAGGCCATGCTGCCAGGAAGAAGTGGAGCGAACGAGAGTTGTTGAACGAAGCGTACTGGAAGATCAGACGACCGAAGTAACCGTGAGCAGCAACGATGTTGTAAGTCTCTTCTTCTTGACCGAACTTGTAACCATAGTTCTGGGACTCGTTCTCAGTGGTTTCACGAACCAAGGAGGAAGTAACGAGTGAACCGTGCATTGCCGAGAAGAGAGAACCACCGAAGACACCAGCGACACCCAGCATGTGGAAGGGGTGCATCAGGATGTTGTGCTCAGCCTGGAAAACAAGCATGTAGTTGAAGGTTCCAGAGATACCGAGGGGCATACCATCGGAGAAAGAACCTTGACCGAAAGGATAGACAAGGAAGACAGCGGAAGCAGCAGCGACAGGAGCACTGTAAGCAACACAGATCCAAGGTCTCATGCCGAGACGGTAGGAGAGTTCCCACTCACGTCCCATGTAGCAGAAGACGCCGATGAGGAAGTGGAAGACCACCAGTTGGTAAGGACCACCATTGTAGAGCCACTCATCGAGTGAAGCGGCTTCCCAGATGGGGTAGAAGTGAAGACCAATAGCGTTGGAAGAGGGAACAACAGCACCAGAAATGATGTTGTTACCGTACATGAGAGAACCAGCAACTGGTTCACGAATGCCATCGATATCGACAGGTGGAGCAGCGATAAACGCTACGATGAAGCAGATGGTAGCTGCCAACAGTGTTGGGATCATCAGCGTACCGAACCAACCAACATAGAGGCGGTTGTTTGTAGAGGTGACCCACTCACAGAATGAGTCCCATTGGGAGGGGGCGTAGCGCCCTTGAAGCGTAGATTGTGCCATTATCGTAAAAGGGTAAGAAAGGTCACTAGGGATGTGACGGTATTAGTATTCCCACGACACCCTCCATCGTGGGTATGAAGGACTGTTGTTTAGACACGCTGTTTAGTCCTGGTAAGGCGTGTTTACAATGAGTGTTGAAACTTTACGTTTCTTAACCCGTTGACTTATTTAGTATAACCCGTACCTGGAATTCCGTCAACCCCCAAAAGAGGAGTATTTCTACTCATTGTGCCACCACGTGGATTGGCAGGCTACGAATAGGATGTTATAAATACGACCCCTATAAATAGTTGAACGAAGAAATATACCAGCAGACTAGTGTAATGGCAGACCGCTTTCCGTTAATTGTTAATGAGGCATCCCGAAAGATTGAGGAGATGATCTCGGGAGACAATTTAGACTTGACTGGCAATGGCATTGCCGTCAATGGTAATACTGGTGTCTCAGGAGAATACCTCAAGTCCACAGGGGTGGGTATTACTTGGGGTAGTCCTGGAGATGTTTATCTAGACCTAGCACAAACAGTAACAAATAAAATTTTTACTAGTTGTACTATCTCTGGTTCAACAAATACAATCTCCAATATAGCAAACGCTTCTCTCAAGAACTCTTACATTACAATCAACTCTCAGAATATTAATCTGGGTGGGTCAGTAACAACACCTGACACAAACACAACTTACTCTATCTCTGCTGTTGATGGAGACAACTCCGATGAATTCATTGTCAGATTGACCGCTGCTGGTTCTGGATCTGGTACTGATGATGTCAAGTTTGTTGCTGGATCTAACGTAACTCTAACTAGATCTACAGATTCCATTACAATCTCGTCTAGTTTTACAGATACAGATACGATTACAAGACTAAAAGCAACGACTGGTGGTGCTTTTGTATCTGGAGATGTTGAAATTTCTGGCGGTGCTTTCACGACTGTATCACAGTCAGGAAACGTCATTACTGTGTCGGGTCAAGACACCAACACTGTTACCCAGGTAAGGGCAGAAACAGGTAACGCTTATCTAACAGGAGACGTTACATTCCTAGGTGGTGCTGAAGTAACTCTAGCTCAGGCAGTTGATCCTGTGTCTGGTGCTCAGACCATCACTGTAAACTCAGTAGA